GCTTATGAAGCTAACCTAGAGGCAGTAAATCAGGAAAGGCAGCAGTACGGTCAGGTTCTAGAGAACATGGCTCAGTACCAAAACCTTGAACTCGCACAGTACCAAAATATCAACTGGCAGGAACTCAAAGAAAACGACCCCATGCAATACATGGAAAAGCGTATTGAGTTCCAGGATGCTAAGGATAAAGTTGTTCAAATTCAAGCAGAGCAACAGCGAGTTAATCAGCAGACCGAAGCAGAATTTACTCAGCGTTTGACCAATGTTGTCAAAACTGAGGCTGAGAAGCTTTCTCAGATTTTGCCAGAGTATGCTGGTTCCGATTCGACCCTTCGCAATGAACTGAGAAGTTACGCCCTAGGTCAGGGTTTTTCTGAACAGGACATTGACGGAATTACCGATCATCGCGTAGTCCTCGTGTTGCACAAAGCAATGATGCAGGATAAAGCGACGAAAGGCTCCAGCCAGAAGGTTCGCAAAACTGTTCCCAAGGTTGTCAAATCTGGTACTCCCGAATCTAAAAGACAGCGGAGCACCAAGGCAGCGCAGGTTAAACGAGAGAGGCTGGCTAAGACGGGGAATAAGCAGGACGCGACAAACGTGTTTCTTGACTTAATCTCTTAAAATAGGAGGCCATTATGGCTCAACCCACAGGTGTTTATGTAACTTATTCCGCAGCGGGTTTGCGGGAAGACCTTGAAAATGTGATTTACGATATCTCTCCAACCGATACTCCCTTCATGTCGATGGGTGGTCGCACGGATGCGGTTGCTGTTAATCACGAGTGGCAGACGGATTCTCTTGCAGCAGCGTCTGGTACTAACTATAACGAAGAAGGTTCGACGCTTGCTGCCGCCGAACCGGCTGCGACAACTCGACTTGGCAACATCTGCCAGATCAGCTTGAAAACCACGTTGGTTTCCGGTACGCTTGATGCGGTGTCAAAGGCCGGTCGTAAGGAAGAGTTGGCTTACCAGATGACCAAACGTGCTTCTGAACTGAAGCGTGACATGGAAACTTCGCTGGTTGGTGTTAACCAGTCGAAGACGGCTATGGCTGCTGATACTACGGTTCGTAAGCTTGGTTCTCTTAGCTCCTGGGTCACGACCAATGCCAGCGTTGGCTCTGGTGGCACGGCTGCTGGTTCTGGCGGTAACGGTACTGCTCGTACCGACGGTACGCTCCGTACCTTCACTGAGTCGCTCCTGAAGGCTTCTATCCTTCTGGCGTATGACAACGGTGCCAACACCAAGTACCTGATGATGGCCCCGTCGCAGAAGCAGACCTTCTCCAGCTTTGTTGGTGTCGGCGGTGCTTCTGGCGTGTCCAACTTCAACGATGTTGCTGACCAGCGCATCATTGGCGGCATGGACATCTATGTCAGTGACTTCGGTGAGATGGCGGTTGTTCCTAACCGCTTCCAGCGTAGCCGTGACGTTTGGCTGCTCGACCCTGAGTACTATGGGGTTGCGTATCTGCGTCCGTTCTCGCAGCGTGAAGTTGCCTCCACGTCGGACGGCGAACAGCGCGCGATCATTGCTGAGTACACTCTTGTTTGTAACAACGAGAAAGCTCTCGGCGCGGTCTACGACGTTAACTAGTCTAATCGGGGAGGGGGCATTTAGCTCTCTCCCCATTTTAGAGGTTACCTATGTATAAAAATCCTATCCAAACTCAGTTTAACTATGACCACGATAAGGACAATGTTGTCCTTAAAAACACGCAGGACGTGCAGCCTATCCTAGAGATGAATAAAAAGGAAATGGCTGGTGACTCGCCTTACGGAGCGCAGAACAATCCTAACATGCGTAAAGTGGCTAGTATCCCTCTGGTGATTATTGAAAAGTGGAAACGTGAACTTGGCATCGACATCATGGACAAGAACGACATGCCAAAGATTAAAAAGCTTCTTAATGACCCTGAGTATCGTTGGCTTCGCACACATGAAAGCAACTTGTAATGGGCTTGGCTACTTATTCAGAGTTGAAAACTAGCGTTGCTAATTATCTCAACCGGGATGATTTGACAAGCGTAATTCCTGACTTTATCTCTTTGACAGAGAACCGCATGAACCGCGACTTGCGTGTTCGTGCAAACATGATTAGGGCAAACACTACAACTACAAGCGGCACGGCGTTCTACGACTTGCCCAGTGATTTGATCGAACTTCGGAACATTACTTACAACTCTGGTTCTCAGGTGTATGCCTTGGCTTACCTTTCACCTGAGTCAGGTAGCCGCGAGTACGGCAACATTGTTTCTGGTGCTCCTAAAGCTTATACAAACTTGGGTAAGAACATCGAACTCTACCCAGCACCAGACGGTGAGTATACAATTGGTGTTAACTATTACCAACAGTTGACACCGCTGTCCAACACAAACTCTACTAACAACATTCTTCAAGCTTTCCCAGATTTGTACCTCTACGGTTCATGTTTGGAGGGAGCTACCTATCTTAACGATAGCGAACAGCTACAGCGTTTTGCAGGACTTTATCAGAAGTCTTTGGAAGACATCAAGAAGGCAGAAGATTCTGCTCGTTACAGCGGAACAGTTATGACTATGACTGTTCAAGGTGATCCAGGGTCTCTTGTTCGTAGAGGTGCGTAATGTCTACAAATTGGGTTTTAGATTTATTTAACATTGTCCAAGAAGGGGGCGGAAACCTTCTTACAGAAGATGATCTGTATATCTGCCTGCAAGAATTTAATAACACTGATTGGGAAATAGAGTCGGCAACCGGCAATGGCTAAAGAACTCTTTGACATCAACGGACAGCAGACCGGCTTTTCTCTTAACACAGATTTGTCTCCCTATGATATGCCGCCTACGTTTTTTACAAGCGCAAATAACGTGCGGTTTGTTGATAAAAAAGCCAGTACTATTTTAGGAAATACTCGTGTTTTTGGAACAGCCCTAGACACGCCATATTGGATTACAAGCTGGACACAGGGCAGCACACCTTTGTGGATTTACGGTGGTGCTACGTCTCTAAACAAAATTACAGGAACTACCCACGCTAATGTTACCAGGTCTTCTGGAGCATACACCACTATCGCAGGAACTACCAAGAACTGGCAGGGCGGTGTGCTTGGCGGTGTCTTGGTAGTTAACAACTCACTGGACGTGCCTCAGAGTTTTACTCAGGGAGGTTCGTTGTTTACAGACCTTCCTGATTGGCCCTCCACGCTTCGCTGTGAGGTCATTGTACCGTTTAGGAACCACTTAGTTGCTCTTAACCTAACTGACAGTGGCACTGCAAAGCCGTTCACAGTACGCTGGAGCGACTCTATTCCTTCCGGGGCAGCTACCAACGGCGCAGACACTTGGAACTCTGCTAGCACCGCCTCTGAGTCAGGAGAGGCTACCATAGGCGGCACCAAGGGTCGTATCCTTAACGCGCTGCCTCTGGGCAACGAGCTTATCGTCTACAAGGAAGACAGTATCCACTCTTTGACCTATGTTGGCGGTACGTTTACCTTTAACCTTCGAGAGAAGTTTAAGAACACTGGTTTGTTCTCTAGGGACGCTGTTGTTGATCTTGGCGATGGTAAGCATGTGTTTATGTCCACCAACGATGTTGTGGTCACAAACGGTAACAGTCTGACAAGTGTTATTGACGATAGGGTCAAAACATTCTTGTTCTCCCAGATCGACAGCACATACTATTACAAAACGTTTCTGGTCAATAACCGTATCCAAAACGAAGTCTGGATTTGCTATCCTCGCACAGGTGCTACTGGTGGTTTACCAAACACTGCCTTGGTCTGGAACTATAGAGACAATACTTGGGCTACCAGAGACCTCCCAAGTGTCAACTACATTGGCGTAGGGTTGGTAGACCCTGAGCTTACAAACACATGGGCAGCAGCCACAGACACTTGGCAAAACAGCACAGTTGCCTGGTCTCAACAAGCGTATAACCCTGCTGTTGATTCTCTACTGATGTGCTACCCTGCAAGCACTGCAGGTGACAGCAGGTTCTTCTTGGCTGACTCCAGTACGACGTTTGACGGGACAACATTTGTAACAACTTTGGAACGAGTTGGACTACACTCTGGAAGAACTGATTCTATTAAGTATATAAGTAGAATTTATCCTAGAATTAGTGGTACAGGGTATGTTAAAATAAGTGTAGGGGCTGAGTTAGAACCTTACGCTGGTGTTACTTATGCTGACCCAGTTGAGTTTAATATTGGCGTGGATAGTAAAATTGATTGTCGAGTTCGCGGTCGATACATCGCTATCAAGTTTGAACACGACACCGATACTTCTTTTGATCTCTCTGGATATGCAATTGAGTCCGAAGTGGTGTCGGATCGATGAGCAGAGAGTTCCTCCGGTTTAACCACGCTAACCCGCCTTCTGATCCAGAAGAGCTTCCAGGTTATCTTAACGAAACTTTTATCGAACTTGGTGCTGTTGTAGAGATACTGCGAGACGGACACTTAGACGTAGTCTACGAAGCTCCTACAAAGCCAAGTCAGGGTGATATACGGTATGCAGACGGAACTAGTTGGAACCCCGGAAGCGGAGAAGGTATATACTTTTTCAACGCTGCCGGTTCATGGGTTAAGCTATAGGAAAGTAAATCCTAAGAGTAAAAACTTTAAGACAATAGTGGGACAGTGTTGGGAGTACATAGAAAACTCTACGGATAGGAACAACACAGACGTTATCAAAGCAGTAGATATCATCCAGCGGGTTGTAGACAAGGTTTCCGATCTTTGGGTTACTATCGATTCTGAAAAAGGTGAGATTGTCGGTTGTTTTGTCATAGGGGCTGCAGCGTATCCTCAATCCACAGGCATTAACGCAGAAGCAATTGGCGGTAAGTTTAACTTTCCAGACATAGTTCCAATTGTAGAAAAGTACTACAAAGCTCTTGGTTATGAGTTCTTTGAGATGACCGGGAGAAAAGGTTGGGAAAAGGTGATGGCCCCGATGGGTTACGAACTAACAAGTATTACTGTATATAAGAGGCTATAAAATGGGCAGTGTTTTCAAACCTAGCAGCACGGTGGTTCAAGCACCGTCGAGTTCGCAGACGCAGGGTTCAACACAAGTGGAGCCGTGGGAAGAAGTTGCTCCCTACATTGAAACACTGTTGCCACAGTTGGAAGCAGGGTTCAACGTTGCTCCACAGTTGTACCAGGGACCGCTGGTTCCGGGTACGTCTGCTCAGACCGCAGCGGCTAGAGACTTGTACGGACAGGTAGGTCAAACTGCCGCTGGCTTTACTCCCGGTTTCCAGACCGTATACGATCAGATGTTTGGTCAGGCTACTGCTGCTCCGGGCACTAGCGCATTGTATCAAGCACAAACTGGTGAGCTTGCCAATCAGGCTCGTCAGCTTACCGAGCGTGACAAACAGTTGGCGCAGCAGCAAGCGATGGAAGCTGGACAGTTTGGGCTAGGCTCTACTGCCTTGGGTGAGCTTCAGGCTCTCCAGCAGCAGAAGCGCGAAGAAACTGTACAGAGCCAGTTGGCCAGTGCTCTAGGTGCTGAAGAGCAGCGGCGCGTAGCAGCGGTTGGTGCGTTGCCGGGAATGGCTCAGTCAGTTATCCAGTCCATGATGACACCGGCTCAGTTGCAGGAAGCCATTGGCCGAGACATTGAATCTCGACAGGGTGCTGAACTTGCAGACCTTCGTCGTCTGTCACAGCAGCAGCAGGAAGCAGAACGTGCTCAGGCTATCACCTACTCTAACCTGCTGGGCGGCTTGGCTGGTCTTGGTAGCTCCACTCAGATGCAGCAGACTTCCAGTGGCATGACTGGTCAGGTTATTCCCGGATCGTCTATCTTCCAGCAGCTTGCTGGTGCAGCGGGTACAGCGGCAGCTTTGTCTGACATTAGGCTCAAGACTGAGATCAAACGTGTCGGTGAGCTTGAGAACGGTATTCCGGTATATCGCTGGAAGTGGACTAAAAAGGGTAAAGAGATTGCAGGAGATCAGGGAACCCTTGGTGTCCTTGCTCAGGAAATTCTTAACATTATGCCAGAAGCTGTCTCCATTGGCTCTGATGGGTACTATCGAGTTGATTACGGGAGAGTTGTAAATGGCTAGTCTCTTAGAAATGCTGGAACGCATGGCTTCCTCAGAGTACTATAGGGACACTCCGTCTACTGTAACACGCAACCCTATGCCTTCTACTGGAGGGTTTAACCCTACGATGGCTGAAGGTAGCCTTATGTACCAAGACCCCCTTACCTACGACGACCCCATGGCTGGGTTGAGCGCAGAAGAACTTACAATGTACGGTGAAGCTGGTGGCATTACCACCGATCCTGGAGAAGAAAGCAATATAACTATCACGGGTGGATCAGAAGCTCCTTACAAAGAAGATATTTCTTCGTTCCTAGACGCGCTTAAAAAGGGTGGTATTGGTGACGGTCCGGTTCCAGTAAAGCCTATTAGTGGTAGACCCCCTCCGATGCCTGGAATTTCCTCAAGCCGTAGAGGTTTCAGACCCACTGAGTCTCCCTATGGCATCCCTTCTGAACTCGCTAGTCAGGAAGCATTACAGCAGGAAATCTATTGTCAAACGGCCTTACCTCAATTTCCAAGGCTTGGTTTAGGTAGGATAAGAATATGGCTGATTCCATTAAAAGAAGTACACTCCCTGTTTTGAAAAACACTCTTGGTGTTGACTACGAAGTACCCCCTGTGGAAAACTACTACGGAGTTAAAGACTTCACCATGAATCCGCTTAGTTCAATTACTACCGACAATGTATTGGACGAAAAAAGATTAAGGGGTATGTACAATACAGTTATGGGTACTAGGGGAAATTCTAACGTAGACACTATTGCTCTTTCCCCCGATGTCTATTTGCCTCCGCCTCCTCCCCCAACAGTGGCAGAAACTGTAGCCAACAATCAGCGCAAGGCTTATGAAACTGGTGGCTTGAATGGTAATATACAAGCCAAAGCTGGTCGCGGAGCAGATATGGCCAAGACCCTCATGGGTGGTGACATGGGTGAGTTTATGGGGAACCTTCTTCGCATGTTTGCCCAGCCTGAGTTCCAGCAAGCTGGTTTTGAAGGTCAGGGGTTTGGTCCTACTGTACTTGGAGCTACTAAGGCTCTTAGAGCAATGGACACGCAGGATACCGAAACTGCTAAACTAGAAGCTGCGGCTAATGCGGAGGTGCTGAAAGCACAAGCTGAAGCCGCTGGTCCCTGGGATGCTAAAAGTTTCCAAGTAGATTTGGTGCGAGACGCAGATAAAAGCATGAGGGGTCTACGTACTATTAGCGAATTGCAAACGCTCATACAGTCAGGTTGGACCACTGGTGGTTTAGCCGGGGCTGCTGCTGCGGCAAGAGGTTTAGTAGCTTTGACGGGTATAAGCCTAAACGTTAGTAACCAACAAGAGTACAAAGCCTCGACCGACATTCTAATTACACAATTGTTAAGTATATATGGTAAAGAGGTTAACAAATCAGAGTGGGAAAATCTTTTTGAATTGATTGCAAAACCGGGTAAGTTTAAAGGAAATAAAGAATTGGCAGATCGTCTAGGCAAACTGACAAGAAAGCTTAGTGCAGACCTTAAAACGACTACTAGAACGATGGATGCAATGGGAGTGCCTTATAAATCTATCCTAAGAAATTCCGAAACTTTTGCTACTAAAAACGGAAGCTAGCTAATGGCTACTTGGACACTTTTCGATGGTACTGTGGCTGAACTTCCCGACACTGTGACGGATGAAGAGGCTATAAACATACTGGCTAAGGCTTTTCCTGAAAAAGCAGCCTTACAGGGAATTGCACCTGACGTAACACGTGAGTATGACATGCAGAGCGGTGTAAGAAACACCTCTGCTCGGTTCTCACAGGCTCTAGCTCAGGGTAACACTAAGGAGATCAAGGCAGCAGCAGATGCCGACTATGGTCCCGGTAACTGGGAAATTACCTCATGGGGTGAGCTTGCTATTAAGCCGGAAGGTCTTCGCAGGATAGGACAGGAGCCTAAAGATAATCGAAAGGTTATGGTAAACGAAACTGGAACTACAGTTTACGACTTGGTAGACATGGCTCCTCAACTTGCAATTGGTGTTGCCTCTGTAGTCGGAGAGTATCTAGGACCACAGATTTTTGTTCCCGGCTCAGGTGTTGCAGCAGGGGCAGCCGCTCGTGGCTTCCTGGGTGCCTTTGGTACTCGCAGACTGGCCGCACAAGCTACAGGTGCTGGCCTAGGAGATGTTGCCGGTAACTACGGCGTGGAAGCAGTACAGTCTCTACGAGGAGAACAATATGAAACACCGGGAGAGATTTGGTCTCGCGCTGGTTCTCAAGGAGCCATTGTTGCCGGTCTAACCTTTGGTCTTGGTGTACCCCTTAAAGCTATGGGTTCCGCAACGAACAAAGTTGCAGGCATCTCAAGAGCTAGGCTTGCAGAGGGTGTTTCAAACAAAGGTGTGGCTGTAACCGCCGACGACGCTGTACAGGCCCGTGAGAGCCTCACCGCAATGTTGAAAGATGCGGGTTACTCAGACAAAGACATTGAAGACATTGTACCAGTTCTGACCATTAAGCACATGCTTGGCGATCAGGGTTCATTTGCTGGCAAGTTTGCAACAGTGTTGGAGGGAATTGGTTCTAAGCAGATGGGTGACAAGATTCCAGCACAGGCTGTGGAATTTCTAGGCAAGATTGACAACCTTGTTCGCGCTGGTGAGGCGGCTGGTAGAAGCCAATTAGAGATAGCCGATCTTGTTAAAGGGAGTTTGACAAAGACTGAGATTGCCCAAGCCAAGAAAGGTCTAGATGGTATTATTAAACTACAAGACGAGCTTGGTCCTAAGATGAGCGCAGCCAGGGACGTTACTCAACTTACCGATATGATTAGCGATGCTTTGAAAAGGCAGTGGAGATATGGGCAAGACCAGTTTAAAAGTCCAAAGCTTTACGGAACTCTTGAAAACCCAAACCCAAATCTTAATCTAGGTAATCTATCTGGTTATGTTATCAAGAACACTGACGTTGCAGAAATGTTGAACAACACTGCAAAAGAGTTGGGTACTGAAAACGCTAACGATGCTGTAAACTTTTTTGCAACTGTTGATCAAAATTTCTTGGCTAAACTTGACGGAGCCATCGAGGTAAAAGACGGAGTTGCTGTGGCTAAGGCTGAAGGGTCTGCCCTAAAAGACATTCCTGATAAAGCCCTTGGTCCTGTATGGAGGGCAGAAGCCAAAGCTGCTCTAGGCGACGGTGTAGAAAGTTTGGCAGCAATCAACGCCAATGACCTGTACCAACTAAACCGTAAACTTTCTGCAAAGAGTGGTTCAAGAACCGCAAGTTCACAGGAAACACGTAACGGGACTTTAGCTTCTTCTGAGGTTTTCAACACCTTGGACAAATACAGTGCAGGTTTTAGTAAGGAGCTAAAAAGAGTTAACGCTGAGTACAAAAAGTTTGTAACTCCTCACAAACAGTCCATGAGAAACATTACTGAAACTAATGCTCAAACGCCTAAGCAGTATGTGGATGATCTTGTCGCCGGTAGAAAACCACGTCTATTCACTGATATTATTGAACAGTTGGATAAGGCTTTGGAAGGGACTGAAGCAATTGGTGGACGAGGTGTAGACTTTGCAACCACCGACCAAATTTTAGGTGAGGTATCCTCTCAGTATATGCGTTTTATTAAAGATCAGTTTGATCTAAACGTGGGTGCCGCTACTGATTTGCCAACTCTTAGGCAAAATGCCAAAAATGCTCTGAAGTCTATCCAAACTCTGGAAAAGGCAGACAGCACTCCTAAATTTAAAAAGACCATTGACAGGTTGTTCGACACTCAGGGTATGCGTGACTATAAAAAGGCTCTGCGCGAACTGTCAGATGGTAAACCAGAAGGTGCAGCAAAGTTGGGACAAGTTCTTAGCTATAAGGACTCTGCTGACTTTGTAGACAATATTAGCGACACTGCTTCAAACCTGTCTGGTTCTGACCTAGCTTCAGCAGCCGCTCAATTCAGAAACCTTAAATCTGTCGATCCACGGGCTGGAGAGTTTTACAACGAGATGTTCTATTCAGAAGTGTATTCAAAAGTGTTAAAGTTTGGTGGGTTACAGTCTGCACAGAGAAACGCCTCTGTTAAAGGCTGGGCCGATGACATTGTGTCTGCCAACAACGTTTCTCCTGAAGCTCTTAAAGAACTCCTAGGGCCTACGTACTACAAACCTATGATGGACATGGCTAACACGATACAGGGGGCCTTGAACATCGACCCTTCAGCCGGTGCTATTAGTGCAGCAAGCGCACCTTTTGCAGCCGTCAGAGGAGTTATTAACGGTAATGTACTAGCTGCTTTAAAGCCACTTACATTCATGTACACCATGCGTGGTTTTGGCCCTGGGCAACCTGCTTGGAAACGAGTGCAAGCAGCCATTGCTAAGGGTAATTCCCAAGAAGAAATAAACAAAATGATGGCTCCATATGTTGGAGCTTCTGTTAAAAAAGCTCGTAAAGCCGCTGGGGCAACTCTAAGCGGTCGTACAGGTCTATTGGCAGCTTCGGTGTCAGCGTATATGAACGAAGCTGATACAACCTTGCCACCAGAGGGTACTCCCATTGTTCCCAAGGTTGTCAGGCAGTCTGACGAAGAAATTCAGCAACAGCAGCAACAGGCAGTTGTGTCTGAATATCAGGACGCAACGCTTGGTAAAGCTATGGCAGACGTTATTCGAGCCATCCAAGGCACGAGCCAACAGGCTATTAATATACCAGACGCTCAGGCGGCTTTGTCAGAAGGCTCTAGAATTGCAGGAACACGTTAATGGCAGACTTTTTCTCAGACTTTAAAAACGCAATCCAAAGCAACCCGCAAGCTAGTCAAGAGTTCTCACGATTGAAGAACAAAGCTGCACTCTACGGTGGCGGTGCTGCGGCTATGAAAGCAGGTTCAGTGCTTCCAGAACCTGTTATCAACACTGGTCGCACTGCTGTCGAAGGTGTTAACCAAGTGGCAGATGACTTTGGTCGTAACACCATTGATCCAATGTTGAACCAAATGCTGCCCACGGGTATGAATGTCAACGTGAACACAGGTGTATCACCCATGTCAATGGTGAGGGGACTGTTGTCTAACGAGATGCCGCCTGTTAACCCGTCTGCTAATGTCTCATATCAGACACCAGGAGGAGGTTTCTATGGTTCGGGTACTATCACGCCTGAAGGAATTGTTGGACCTACAGTTGGATATAGTACTCCGGTACTGGGAGGGGCTGGTTCTTTCGACGCTTCTGTTACTTCCACTGCTCCTGCTGCTAAGTTTCCAAGCTCCAGTGACCTATTCGCAGCCGCCCGACTCAATCTCAAGTTCTAGGGATAATTCAATGGAAGTTATTAACGAAGGTATTCTAAACGCACTTGAGATGCTTGGTCTTGGTCAGCCTCAACAGGGAGGCGGTGTGTTGTCTGCTGTAGCAGGTATGCCACGTCCAGAAGGTAAACCAAGTTCTCCTGATACAGGCGCTGATAGTTTTAATTACATAACAGACTTTATAGCAGAGCGTGAAGATTTTATTCCTGTAGCAAAGATTCCTACTAAAGGAGATGTGCCAACAGTTGGATATGGTAGAACTGAAGGTGTAAAACTAGGAGACGAGATTAACCTAGAAACTGGTAAAATTTATTTAAAAGAAGATGTTATGAAACGTCTTCCTGAAGTTGAACGAGCAATACCAGAGTTTTCAAACTACCCTTTAGAAATTCAAGCACCTTTGGTGTCTGAGTGGTTTAGAGGAAGCTTAGTACAAAGTCCTAAAACTAGAAATCTAATTAAAGCGGGTAAATTTGAAGAGGCTTCTAAAGAATTTTTAAACAACGATGAGTACAAAAACGCAAAGAAGCGCGGTCGTAGTGGTATCAGGGGCCGGATGGAAGAAACTGCTTTAGCAATACGAAACATGGGGAAATTCAATGAACGATAAAACCCCCATTGACATCACTGCTGGCATGGTTGCTCTAGGAGCGGTAACAGACGTACTGCCAGCTTTGGCAAGTTTGTTCACCATTGTCTGGATGGCTCTACGTATCTGGGAAACTGAGACGGTCAAGAAAAT